ACATCCAATTTGAAATTAATCCAAGAGAATCTAAGTCTACTTTATTTGGACCAGTGACATTATAAAATACTTTTTCATTTACTTGTTTGAATAAATATTTTTGTTCATTCTTTGCAAATATTCGCGACTCATCATTAGAGAGAAAACAATAGGTTGACATCAAATGAACATCGGGAAACCATATACTTCGCTGATCTACATAAGAATTGATTCCTAACGTAATATCAGGCGGTGTTTGTAAAAATCTACACATTTGATTCTGATATTGATTAAAATTTGGTGCAACATAGGGAAAACGATTAACAGAGTCAAAGACGTCTCTAATTTTAAATAATTCATTGATGGGGCGAATAGTTACATAAATTTGCAATTCATTGTATTGTAATGAAACCAATGGAAATGCCATTTGCGTTTTTAATGTAAACCATGAATTTAGTGGGATATAGAGTTGTCTATCTCTTATAGAAGGTTCAGCGCCTGCTGGATTATCTGTATAATAAGAGCTAGGATAAGAGTTCACACGACTATTTGCATTAGCAGGATCAACCAAATCAGGAACATGTCCAATCATCTCATAAAATAATTTTAATTTTTCAGCGCTGAAATCTCTGCGAGCCATATTTAGTATGTAAGAACCAGAATACTCCTGTAACTTTTGATTACCACAATTGATTGTTATTTTATCAATCATCATTGCGCCAATATAATCAATCCATTTGAAATCATATGGCGCCCAGTCTGTATAAGAAGTTGTCCCGTCTTGATTGACATATTCTTGCGGAGGTAAAATGGGGCTCCATATAGCCGGTAAATTTAAAACAATATATGTATCCATTAATAAATCTGCATATCTCGGAACTTTGAATTGAAAGGTAGATGATTCTGCTAAACGCATTGTTGTGGTACCTTCAAAATCTATTCTAAATTTTTGCATACCAAAATTCGTGTATTTTAAATAAGCTGCTTTCCAGAAAGTTTTTGAAGGATTACCATTTAATATAACATTTTGTTGTCCACTTGATACTAAATTTAATAATCCACCTGCCATATTATAATATTATTAGTAATTAATATATATTATTATTTAAATTTTAAATAATAATATTTATGATAATAATAAATTTAATTTTTTAAATAATATATTATATTAAGTATGGCAAGTCAAATATTGAATTCAATAAATAATATGAACGAAGATTTTGCTTCTTATTTAATTTTAGCACTTATATTAATTATTATTATCGTTTATGTTTCTTATATGATTTATATGAGTACTCTTGAATCCAAGGAATGTAGTTATTTAAATATGTTATATCCATCTGTTAATGGAAATATCAAATCTATCAATCCTAATAATAGTGATTGTAAAGGCAATTTATATGATTATTACATAAAAACCGCATTTAATGCTTGCAGTGGAGGAAGTTATCACAACGACTATGTAGATATTTGTGTCCTGAAAAGTATTTTGAAACAAGGCGTTAGATGTCTTGATTTTGAAATATACAACATCAATAACCAACCTGTTGTATCAAGTAGTAGTTATAATACAAATAATTACTATGTAAAAGAAACATTCAATAGTGTTAAATTTAGTGATGTTATGAGTACAATAAATAATTATGCTTTTTCTGGTGGGACAGTTCCTAATCCAACAGACCCATTAATTATTCATTTAAGAATAAAGAGTAATGAACAGGCTATTTATAGTAATTTAGCAACTATATTTAAATCATATGATAAGATCATGTTAGGAAAAAATTATAGTTATGAAAATAATGGTAAAAATATCGGCGCACAACCCTTAACATCTTTCATGAATAAAATTATTTTAATTGTTGATAAATCAAATAATTCTTATTTGGAAAACAAAGCATTTTTAGAATATGTTAATTTAACAAGTAATTCAGTTTTTATGCGCGGGTTATCATATTATAATGTTAAAAATACGCCAGATATCAATGAACTTGAGCAATTCAATCAAAGATGTATGACAATTGTTTTCCCTGATAGTGGGTCTAACCCAAGTAATCCTAGTGGTCTATTGTGTAGAGCCGCGGGTTGTCAAATGGTAGCAATGCGTTATCAACATGTTGACACGTTTTTGGAAGAAAATGCAATATTCTTTGATGAAGGAGGTTACGCTTTTGTTTTAAAACCTGAAAATCTACGATATAAAGCAGTTACTATTTCACAACCTAAACCACAAAATCCTGCATATTCTTATGCAACTAGAAATGCTAAGAGTGATTATTATAATTTCAATTACTAAGCAACTTTTAGAAAAAGTTGCGCAAAATTTTTTCCACCTTTTCCACATTTGGAATAGGTTGAGCCAAATGTTTTGCGCAACTTTTTGAAAAGTAGATAGGTGGAGCCAAATCCTTTGATTTTTTTGGTTTTACCTTTTTATAAAAGGTAAATTTGCTCTACTTTTTGAAAAGTAGATAGGTGGAGCCAAATGTTTTGCGCAACTTTTTCTAAAAGTTGCTTTCTAAAAGTTGCTTTCTAAAAGTTGCTTGTTGTTCTATATTTTTCATCGGATGAAAAATATCGTGCGAATTTATTTCACTGAGTTCCCAGTCTCTTCTCCAATGAATTTGTTTGAATTCTTCTACTAAGTCAACTTTCAAATTATTGTAATATGCAATGCTTGGAAGTAGTGCTTCAATAAACGCAAGTTTTTTACTTGTTTTAATATAGTCATTTAATTTTTCCAAATATGTTTTAGATAAACGTACTGCACAAATTGGAGAATGAAAATAAGGACCAGGAAAATGAATTTGAATTGCTGGCCAAAACCAACACCATTCGCCTTCTTTAGGTTCAGGATTTTTATCTTTACACAATAAATCCGCGTATGAATGTTTCATATCTATTTGCAAAAGCGTTTCTTCACTGTTAAAAAATACATCGTCTTCAAAAAACCACACATGTTCATAAGACGTAGTCATATTTGTAAAATAACACAACGCTCTATCCCAGGCAATTATTTCATTAAATACAAGTGAAGATGTTGGCATATAACTTGAATGTATATAACCATGCTGTCTGCATTCAAAATCTGTTATTTTAATGAATTTAATAACTGGATATAATTGTTTATAATTTTCATAATCAAATGTCAAATCATCTACTACAATATAAATATCGTAATTCTTACATTTATTCAAAAACTCCATCCATATTTTATTTGGATGGATAGTAATCAAGCAAATCGCGATTCTCATTTCTTATACTTAATTATTTTTACACTAATAATTTTTAAATAATTTTAATAAATACAATTTAAAAATTCATTTATTATTAAAGTAATAAACTAATGAAATACCCATACATTTTGTTTTTTAGATATGACGAGTATTCGTATATTGATGAATTTATTAATGCAAATAAAGAAAAATTTATTTGTTCTATTTTTATTATAAATAAAAAAGAGGAATTAAATAAATTATTTGATAGTAATTATCATTTATTAGTTACTTTTGGTGATGATGAAACAAATTATCGTAATAACGTAAATAGTGTTATTGCAGAGAGAATGAGAAACCAATGGATTCATTTTAATAAATTAGACGAAAGTAATGTAGATGCTTTTAATCAGTGTGTTAACTTTTGTTATTTGAATTCGTGTGTTACAACAAAAGAAAATACGCGCCCTATATTTTCGTTGTTTACTACGTGTTATAATTCTTATGATAAAATAATAAGAGCGTATTCTAGCATTAAAATACAAAAATTAAAAGATTGGGAATGGGTAATACTAGATGATTCGCCAAATGATGAGCATTTTGTGTTTTTAAAAGATAATTTCAAACATGACAAACGAATTCGTTTGTATAAACGCAGTGAAAATAATGGTAATATAGGAAACGTCAAAAACGAGGCTATTTCGCTATGTCGTGGTAAATATCTATTAGAAATGGATCACGACGATGAAATAATGCCTTATGTTTTATCAGATGCAACAAATGTATTTGATAATGATGATGAAGTCGGATTTATTTACATGGATTTTGTCAATATATATGAAGATAAATCAAATTTCAATTACGGCGATTTTTTTGCATTAGGTTACTCTGGATATTATAGACAAAAAATTGGTGATAAATGGTTATATATAGCAATGACACCAAATATAAATAACATTACACTGAATCATATAGTTAGTGTACCGAATCATCCAAGAATATGGAGGAGAGAAACATTGATGAGTATGGGTAATTTTTGTGAATATTTACCTATTTTGGATGATTACGAAGTTCTCATTAGAAGTGCGGTATATACAAAAATTGCAAAAATTCATAAATTAGGTTATATTCAGTACATGAATAACAATAATAACAATTTTTCGTTGATAAGGAATTCTGAAATTAATAGGATCATATGGCATTTAAATAGACATTGTTATGATTTTTATAAAATAGACGAAGTTATGAAAACCAAAAATGCATATGAAGATGAAAAATATAGATCTGCTACCAGTCAAATATGGAAACGCAAAGATTATGAATATAAATATTGTAATAGCGTAGTAAATTTAGATCACAAAAAACAATATTGTATATTAGGGGTAGACACTTTTTATAATAAATTAGATACCTTGAAACTACTTTATGAGGACAAAACAAATGACTTTATTTTATTGGATAATAAAGAACATAGTGATAAATTATGTGCTATATTAGATGTATACAATTTTTCAGAAATGAAATGTTATAGTATGACAGATTGTAGCGACGATGAATTAATCAGGTACTTTATGTTATTGTATAAAAGTTGCTATAATTATTCCATATTGTACGACAAATCAAAAAAAATTGCGGCAGAATCGGAAAAGTTACCTGAAAATTCAACAAAGGTTGAAGTGAATGCGGGTAGTTGGAACGTAGTTCACAGCAACTTTTAGAAAAAGTTGCGCAAAACCCACCATGTTTATTTAGAAAAAAGTTGAGCCAAACGTTTTGCATAACTTTTTTGAAAAGTTGTTTTGGCTCCACCTTTTCTAAAGGTGGAAATTATTTTATCTATTTAATATAAGATACAATAAACTAAACCAAAAATATGAAAAACAAAGAAAAAAGAAGTAAACCTACAAAAAATCATGAAACTCACACAAAAAATATATGCAAAGGGTTGTCTTTCCAGGATTGTGAATTGGCAATTTTGCGTATGGCAGTTGATAATGCGGAAGAAAAATTAGCCAAGCGTATTGTTAATTCAGAAGAAATTAAGAAAATGATAGTCATCGTAGAAGATTTCATAAAACTAAAAAACCTAATTTGTTATGGAGGTACGGCCATCAACAATATATTACCTTTAGAAGATCAATTTTACGATAAAGATGTAGAAATTCCGGATTACGATTTTTTTACACCAGATGCTTTAAGCGATGCAAAAGAATTAGCGGATTTATACTATAAAAATGGATACACTGACGTTGAAGCAAAATCTGGACAACATCACGGCACCTACAAAGTATTTGTTAATTTTATACCAGTAGCCGATTTAACACAGCTTCCAAAAGAAATATACGCCTCACTTAAAAAAGAGTCAGTTAGAGTGTCGGGAATATTGTATGCACCTCCTAATTTTTTGAGAATGTCAATGTATTTAGAACTTTCTAGACCTGCGGGAGACATATCAAGATGGGAAAAAGTTTTGAAACGTTTGGCATTATTGAATAAAAATTATCCTTTGACATCTGTTGATTGTAATAGTATGGATTTTCAGAGAGAAATGGAGGATAAAACAAATGAAGATGAAATTTATGAAAATGTGAAAAATACATTAGTAAATCAAGGAGTTGTATTTTTTGGAGGATATGCCATTTCACTCTATTCGCAATATATGCCAAAACCTTTACAAAAAAAATTAGAGAAAATTGCTGATTTTGATGTAATATCACATGAACCAAAGACAACAGCTGAAATAGTGGTAGAAAGATTGAAAGATGTTGGTATTAATAAATCAAAGATAATTTATCATAAACCTATCGGTGAAATTATTCCAGAACATTATGAAGTCCGAATAGAAAACGATACTGTTGCGTTTATTTATAAACCTATTGCATGTCATAGTTATAATATTCTTAAAATTCATGGACAGAAAGTTAAAATAGCCACAATAGACACTATGTTGAGCTTTTATTTGTCATTTTTGTATACAAACCGTGATTATTACAATGAATTCTCGGAGAGAATTTTATGTATGTCAAAATTTCTTTTTGATGTACAACAAAAAAATAGATTACAACAAAAAGGGTTGCTAAAGAGGTTTAGTATTATTTGTTACGGCCATCAAGAGTCTATTGAAGAAATGCGCGCCCAAAAGGCAAAGAAATTCAAAGAACTCCAGGCCAAAAAAGACACACGAGATTATGAAGAATGGTTTTTAAATTACAAACCTCAAGTTATCAATGCAAAAAGCGAGAGAATCGCAAAAATAGAGAATAAATCAATAAAATCAAACAAAAAAAATAACACACAAAAAAATAAAAGGAAAAATCAGAAGAAAACAAAAAAATCCAAGAGTAAAGGTATATTCAATTTTTAATTCCACCTTTCCACCTTTAGAAAATGTGGAAAAGGTGGAAGTGAATTATTATTTTTATATATTTTAAAATATTTATAAATTATATAAAATGAGTTGGACAAAAAGAAATACTGCACCTGTTGCATTTTGGAATAGTGTAGCATCCAGTTCAGATGGAACAAAATTAGTTGCGGTGATTAATAATATTACACCTGGTTTTAGTAGTGGTATTTATACATCAAATGAT